CGACAGCGGCTAACTTCTGCACGTTGAATCCTCTTGCCAATGGTGGAACATTATCAGGCGGTAATTTAAACGCCACCAGCGGAACAAACTCAGTAATTTATTCCACTTTTGCTTTAACAGATAAAATTTATTGGGAAGTCACATTAAATGGTTCTGCAACACAACAATTAGGTATTGCTGATTTTAGCAAAACAAACACTACAAACTCAGCGCCCGGAGATGCGGGCAGAAACGGATATATTTATTTAACCACTGGCGGCATATACAACAACGGTTCATTGGTGTTAGGTAGTCTGTCTACTGCAACAACAAGTGATGTTATTTGTTTTGCGTATGATTCTGCAAACAATAAATTATGGATTAGAAAAAATAACGGCACTTGGTTTGGTGGAGGCGACCCAGCCACTGGCTCAACTCCATCCGCTACAACAAGTTCTAGTTTTACATATTCTCCAGTATTAGGTGCTGGCGGTGGTTCTGATGCCGTAAATGCTTCTGCCAATTTTGGTCAACGTCCGTTTACCTACACCGCACCATCAGGCTATGTAGCCCTCAACACATTCAATATGTAAGGAACAACAATGCCAACAACATATGCAATTCCTGATGGTCGTACAGTGATGGCGGCTACGACTTATACGGGAACAGGGGCAACACAAACAATCAATAACTCTGCCAATGGTGTTTCATTTCAACCTGATTTGGTTTGGGTAAAAGGCAGAAGCGGCGCAACCGACCATGCTTGGTATGACGCTGTGCGTGGTGTTCAAAAACAAATAGAAAGCAACACAACAACAGCAGAAACAACAGAGACAACAGGCTTGACTGCATTTGGTAGTACAGGATTTACTATTGGTGCGTTGGCTCAGATGAACACAAATGCCGCCACATATGTCGGATGGCAATGGAACGCTGGCGGCTCAACAGTGACCAACACCAGTGGCTCTATTTCAGCACAGGTAAGAGCAAACACCACTGCTGGCTTTAGCGTGGTGACTTATACAGGTACAGGCGCTAATGCTACTGTTGGTCATGGTCTTGGGGTTGCGCCTAGAATGTTTATCGTTAAGGAGCGTAGTGTTGCTGGCGATGACTGGTATGTTTACCATGCTTCACTTGGAGCGGCAAATACTGTATTTTTAAACACCACTTCGGCAAGTACTGCTGGCGGTTCTGCCGCTTGGAATAGCACAGCCCCAACATCGACTGTGTTTAGTTTAGGCACTTCAGTGGGTGTTAATCAAAACACTCAAACCTATGTCGCCTACTGCTTTGCCGCAGTAGCTGGATACTCTGCATTTGGTAGCTACACAGGCAATGGAAGTGCTGATGGGCCTTTTATTTACACGGGGTTTAGGCCGAGGTTTGTGCTTATCAAAATGTCTAGTGCGGTTGCATTTTGGCGCATTCACGACACATCACGAAATCCAAGTAACGTTGCAGACCTTAGTCTTTACCCAAATGCAAATTACGCAGATACCACAGCGGTTAGTGAGTATTGGGACATTTTGAGCAACGGTTTCAAGTTACGCACATCTGATAGCGAACAGAACGCTAACGGCGGCACTTATATTTACATGGCTTTTGCCGAAAATCCATTCAAATACGCTAACGCTCGATAAGGAGAAAACATGAGTCATTTTGCAAAAGTAGAAAACGGTATCGTCACTCAGGTGATTGTTGCTGAAGAAGACTTCATCGCCACTGGCGCTGTTGGTCACGGCTGGATTCAAACCAGCTACAGAACCATTGGCAACCAGCACCCAGAAGGTCGCCCATTGCGTGGCAACTACGCTGGCATTGGTTACACCTATGACGATGTGAATGATGTCTTCGTTGCACCAAAGCCATACGACAACTGGGTGTTGGACACTGCCACATGGCTGTGGAATCCACCTATTGCCATGCCTGCGGATGAATACTTCTACACATGGAATCAAGAGACTACAACATGGGACAAAGGCGACTTGCGCCCTATCCCTGAGCCTACCCCTGAACCAGTCGTTGAAGCGCCTGTAGAGGCTGTTGTGGAGTCAGTGGATAGTCCTGTTGTGGAGTCTGAAGCCGTGGTTGAGACTCCAGTAGAGCCTGAAGTTACAGTAGAAGTTGACCAAACAACCAATCCAACAACTTGAGGAACACATGGATAAATTGATCATCTCCACGCCAGTCTTGAACAACATCCTTGCCTATCTTGGATCACGCCCCTACCAAGAGGTGTTTCAATTGATCGAAGCTTTGCAGAACGAAGCCAAAAATCAGCCAAAACAAGAAACCCCAAGTGAGTAATCATGGATGGAGTGCATGAACTTGCCAACGAAACGGATAAGCGATTGAGCGTCCACGAAGCCATTTGCGCCAGCAGGTACGAAGGCATACAAGCTCGCTTTGACGACGGCTCCAAGCGCATGACCAAGATTGAGTATCTGCTTTACGCAGTGATCGTCTTGGTGTTGTTTGGCCCCGGTGTTGCCGCCGAGTTTGTGAAGAAATTGTTGGGGCTGTAAATTGACCCGATCACGATCCTCATTGCCGCCAGAGCCTGCGTTAGCGCAATCCAAGAAGGAACGGCTCTGTACAAGCAATGTAAAGAGTCTTTCATGGAAGTCAAGTCCACTGTTGACGAGGCTGTTGGTGCTGTCAACGAGATCAGATCATTCTGGCAAAAGCTCTTCGGAGCAAAAACCGCAAAGCCTGTGGCGCAAGAGAAAAGAAAACAAGAAGCTTATGTAGCCCTTGACGAAACTAAAGTGATGACGGACATCGTCAGTCAATTGACGACGTTCTTCAGGCTTCAGGATCAGTTAGCGGCGGTGTTAAGGGAAGAGGAACTCAAAAGCAAAACGGTCTATGACCCTGATGCCAACTTGATGGAAGCCGCATTGAATCGAATCATTGCGCAAGACCAAATGGCGGCATTAGAAGTGGAGATAAGGGAGTGCATGGTGTACAGGTCACCCAAAGAAATGGGGGCCTTGTACAGCCGAACCTTTGAGACTCGTGACATCATCATGGAAGAGCAGGAGCAGGCAAGGTTGAGGGAGGATGCAAAAGAGAGGGTACGTCAATGGCAACGGTCGGAGGAAAAAAGAGACTTCCGAGCAAAGTCAGCCTACCTCGTGGCAACAGCAATCCTTATAACGTACCTCTGGCTACTGTTCCTGTTCGTCGCAAGACTAGAGAAGACGTGATGGGGTGGATAGCCGCTTGTTTGCTCGTAGCCGTGTTCCTGCCTCTTTTTGCAATGGTGTATTTGGACAATCTGACAGTTACAGCAAGGGCAGAAAAAGCCATTGAAAAGCTTGAGAAAATAGAACGACGGATTGAAAAGAAGGAACGTGAAAAGCGGAACGAGCCAAAAGAATTTGCGGACAACCCAATTTTTGATCGAAGGAAAAAAGATGAGTAAGCAACTGGAAAAAGACTCAGCCTACAACCAGTTTGACACCGACCGTGATGGCGTGGTGACTGACGTTGAGCTATCCCGCTCTGAACGAATAATTCAGCTTGAGAATCTTGATAAATTAGCCGATCAGCAAAGGGTGATGGCATGGGCGGCTTTAGGTGCGCCGCCTGTACTGATTGCATTCTTGGCCTCTGCTTGGGTAAGTTTGGAAAAGGTCAACGCCTTGAGTGGCTTGACCACAACCTACTGTGCGGCAATGGGAACCATTGTGGTGGCCTTCATGGCGGCACAAGCCTATGTTCGTGGCAAGGCGGAGGGGTAAGCATGGAGCAAACACTGAGAGGCAAGCTGACATACAGAGTGACCTTAATGGTCGCCACCACCCTGTGCATTGTGGTGTGCAGCATGGTGTTTACACTGATGATTGGGTTGTTTGACACCAAGGTAGACAACGCTGAAATCTTCAAGCTCATCAGCCCTGCGTTCCAAACGGTGGTTGGCGGCTTCATTGGTTTGTTGGCTGGCATCAAGCTGTCCCATGATGATGAAGAGGTCAACAAGCCATGAGTATGTTTAACCCTTACGTCATGCTTGGTGTCGTCTTGGCGGTGCTTTCTGCCTTTGGTAGTGGGTACTGGAAGGGGTCAAGCGACGAGCAAGCCAGTCAACAGGTTGAAATTGCCCGTTTGAACAAAGAAGCACGAGAAACAGAACAACGCATGGGTGTGGTTGCACAAACCTATGCCCAAACCTTGAGGAAAGCCAACAATGTTGCAAAAGTTAAAGAAGACAAGCTTCGTACTGATCTTGCCTCTGGTGAGCGCAGGCTGTTCATTCCTGTTAAAGCCGAGTGCCCCGTACAAGCCACCGCAGATGCCCCCTCTCCCAGCGGAGATACAGAAACAAGAGCCGAGCTTGACGGACGAGTTGCTCAAGCTCTTGTCGATCTCACCAGCCGAGGCGACCAAGCCATCCGCAGTCTCAACGCCTGCATCGACCAATACGAAAAAATGAGGAGTTTTAAATGAACCTGTCGCCTAATTTCACTCTTGAAGAACTCACTCACACAGATCACAGGCAACACGACAACACCCCAAATGATGTTGAGCTTTCAAATTTGGTGCGTCTGGCCCAGTTCCTTGAACAAGTTAAAGAAGTTGTAGGTGGCAAGCCTGTTATCGTGAATAGTGCGTTCAGGTCAAAAGCCGTAAATGATGCAGTGGGATCAACCGACAAATCACAACATCGGCGTGGGGTTGCGGCTGATATTCGGGTGGTTGGCATGACCCCAGATCAGGTTGTCAGAGCAATTATTGAGGCTGATTTGCCCTACGACCAAGTCATCCGTGAGTTCGACCGATGGACGCATGTCTCTATTCCAAACACTGATGAGGCAGAACCACGCTCCATGGCGTTGATCATTGACAAATCAGGTACAAGGGCGTTTGCCTAATTGGCTGACAAGTCATAAAATAGTCTAACGAAGAAAGGTTGGTTATGGCTACCGCAAGTGTTATGACATACGACAGCTTGGTGGAGAACATCCAATCCTATTTGGAGCGTTCAGACACCGCCACGATAGACAAGATTCCTTTGTTCATCATGCTGGCAGAGCAAATCATTGCCAGCCAGATAAAGTTTCTTGGTAACTTGACCGTTAACACATCCACCATGGTGCAAGGTCAGGCAACCATAGCCAAGCCTGCACGGTGGCACAAAACAGTCTCCATGAACATCACGGATGCCACTGGCAAGCGCCAGCCAGTGCTGTTGCGCAAGTACGAATACCTGCGTGAGTATTGGCCTAATCCCGCCAGTGAAGACTTGCCAAAGTTCTATTGCGACTACGATTACACCCACTGGTTTATTGCTCCAACACCTGCCGCCGCTTACAACTTTGAAGTGCTGTACTACGAGCGAGTTCAACCGCTGGATTCAAGCAACCAATCAAATTGGTTTACCCAATATGCGCCACAAGCATTGCTGTACGGTTCATTGCTTCAGGCAATGCCATTCTTGAAGAATGATGACCGCATGGGCATGTGGCAACAGAACTACGACTTGATCATGCAGACATTGATGGCAGAAGACAAATTGCGTGTTGCTGATCGTCAAGCTGTAGCGGTAGACAGTTAAAGGAATAATCAATGAGCTACAACTCGCCATTCACAGGACAAGTCATCCAGCCAACGGATGTCAGCTTTCGTGCATTTAACCTGAATGCAGACATTGAATTGTCGTGGCCCCTAAACGGCAACGCCACTGACAACTATGCCGCACGGATCATGCAAGTGACTCCGAATGCCGCTGGTCGCAAGCTGTACATGCCACCTGCCAACCAGACCTCAGTTGGTACGGATGCCCTGATCCGCAACATGAGCGCCTACTCGTTTGATGTAGTTGACTTTGATGGCAACGTCATCATCACCATTGCATCAGGCAAGGCTTGGTACATCTACATCACAGCCAACCCAACCACGTCTGGCACATGGGGCGTGATTGACTTTGGTGCAGGCACATCTTCAGCGGATGCAGGAACGCTTGCTGGACTTGGATTGATTGCCATATCGACCACGTTGAATCAGGCGCATCCAGCGTCTACGTTCATCAATGGGTACACATTTGGCTCCTCGGACAGGGCGCAGACCAAGGTTTGGGGTAGCGGCACGGGTACGGTGACTTTGCCGCCAGTGTCGACCGTGGGCAATAACTGGTTCATGTTGTTGAAGAACAATGGGACGGGTAGCCTGACGGTGGACTGCAACTTGTCGGAGACGATTGATGGGGGGTTGACAAAGAACTACGCCCCCGGCGAGTCGTCATTCATCATCTGTACAGGCACTGAGTTCGTGACCGTGGGCTACGGCGTAAGCTCCACCTTTGCATTCACTGCGTTGGTCTACCCAGTCACCAGCGGGTCGTACTCCCTGACCTCCAGCGAAGCGTCCAACACCATCCAAGAGTTTGTAGGCGTGTTGTCTGGCAATGTCACTGTGTCGTATCCGCCTGTGATCAACCTGTACATTGTGTCAAACCAGACGACGGATAACGGGTACAGCTTGACCCTCACAACGGGCGTGGTGGGTGGATCAAATGCGATCATCCCGCCCGGTCAACAAGCCACGCTGATCTGCGACGGAACCAACTTCCTGAACGCCAACACTGTGCAGGCTGGTGCAACCTCACTCAGCTTGGTCAATGGCTCGGCGGGAACGCCTGCGCTGAACTTTGGTGCTGAGACTTCGACTGGCGTGTACCGTCCCGGTGCTGGTGAATTTGGCATCTCCGTCCTTGGCACACAGCGAATGGGTGTGACCGTATCAGGCGTGACCGTCAACGGCTCAGGAACATTCACAACGGGGATTTCTGGGGGAATCTTCACATGACAAAGAAGGTTTTTGCTCTTGATACGCAACCCGGTGTCCAACGGGACGGAACCGTCTTTGACAAGCAGTTCTACAACGATGGTCGTTGGGTGCGTTTTCAGCGTGGTCGCCCCAGAAAAGTGGGCGGCTATCGTGAGATTGTGAGCAATTTGGCGGGTATTTCCCGTGGCATCTTTGTCAACCCACAGCAGGGCTTCAATATCGTCTTCAGCGGCTATTCTGATGGCTTGCAGAAGCTTCCTATCGACAACAACGGGATTGGTTCAGGACTGGTTGACTTCACCTTGAGCTACTTTACGCCTAACGCAAACAATTTGTGGCAGTTTGACGGGTTTTTTGACGTTGGTGGGGCGGGTGTGAGCTTGATACTGGCGCATCCGGGGCAGAACCTGAGCCTCATCGACAACAACACCGACACCCCTGTGCTTGCTGGAGCCACATCAGGCTCGACCATGACCCGTGTTGGCGTGTTCACTGACACCGCAACCACCGTCAACACCAGCACAACCATTACTTTGGCGGCAAGCAACCCTCTGATTGGCGCTGGACAGACCGTCACAGGCACTGGCATACCCGCCAACACCACTGTGGTGTCTGTTTCGACCACCACCGTGGTCATTTCAAACCCTGCCACAGCAAGTGGCACAGTCACAATCACTTTTGACAACAATGTGTCTGTCTCTGGTGGTGTGGTGACTCTGCATCCATATGTTTTTGTGTACGGCAACAACGGATTGATCAAAAATTGCTCCGCTGGCAACCTGAACGACTGGGTGTCTGCCGACGCAAACGAGACCAACGTAGCCACTGGCAAGATTGTCCAAGGACTACCCGTCAGGGGCGGTTCAAACTCGCCTTCAGGGCTGTTTTGGAGCCTTGACAGCTTGGTTCGTGTGTCTTATATCGGCGGTGTTGGCACACCCCCTCAATACTGGCGCTACGACATCATCACCAGCCAGTCATCCATCCTGTCGAGCCAGTCTGCCATTGAGTACGACGGCATCTATTACTGGTGTGGCGTTGACCGCTTCTTGATGTACAACGGTGTGGTCAAAGAAATACCCAACGTCATGAACCAAAACTGGTTCTTTGACAACCTGAACTATTCCCAGCGCCAAAAGGTCTGGGCATCAAAGGTTCCACGTTTTGGTGAAATCTGGTGGTTCTACCCCCGTGGTAATGCCACTGAGTGCAATGATGCCATCATCTACAACGTGCGTGAAAACACATGGTATGACGCTGGATCAGCTTTGGGCGCAAGACGCTCCGCTGGTTACTTTTCTGAAGTGTTTCACTTTCCAATCAATGCTGACAACCGAATCAATACGACTGGTGCGGTTAACCTGTTTACATTGACCACCGCAGGTTCAGGCTACACAAATGGCACTTACACGCTGACCTCCCTGACTGGAGGCAGTGGAACAGGAGCCAAGGCAACCATTACGGTTGCAGGTGGCGTGGTGACAACTGTTGTGATTACCTCCAGAGGTTCTGGCTACATAGTTGGAAACACATTGAGTGCCACCTTGCCAGCAGGCTCAGGATTCTTGATCACATTGACTCATGTCATGAGCTATGTTTCCTTGTGGCAACATGAGGTAGGCACAGATGCGGTGCAAGGTGTTTCAGCCAATGCAATTGAAAGTTACTTTGAAACAAACGATCTTGGTTTGGTTTCTGGTGGCCCAAGTCAGCCTTCATTGGTTGGAGATAACTTCTTGTTGCACTTGGAGCGTGTTGAGCCTGACTTCATCATGAATGGAGAAATGGAGTTGTATGTCACTGGAAGACCATTTGCTCAAGCTGACGACACCACATCTTCGGCTTATGTGTTTGATCCAGACACAAGAAAGATTGACATGCGTGAGCAACGTCGTGAGCTTCGTTTGAAGTTTGTGAGCAACGTACAAGGTGGTGACTACCAGTTGGGTAGATTGCTGTTGAATGCAAACGTTGGAGATGTGAGACCGTAATGGCAAATCCACTCAATGTTGCTTTGGTCTATGACCCCCGTGGGCATAACTTTGACTCATGGGCAAGTCTGATGTGTGAGTTGTACTCAACACAGCAATTGGAAATACCTACCCCTCACACAGATTGGAAGTTGTGGGGCAATGGCATCAGAGCAATTGACGTGTTTGCCAACGAAGCAATTCCAATGACTGATTCATTTAACAATTGGCAAGACTGGGCGCAAGAATTGGTCAATGCCGTCAACCCTTCGGTCACATAATGGATATTCATCAAGTCAATAGCCAAGAAACAATGTTGAGTGAGAGCGACATTGTGCTTGTTGCCGCCCATATGACTGATGCAACGCAAGAAATTGCCGAGTCTGCAAAAAAGAATGGTGTGTCGGTAGAGCGCATGCTGTACACCCTTTACATCCAGCAGATGCAAGACCCCGCATTGATTCGCATCAGGAATGGCAACACCTTGTACACCATAGCGGCTTTAGAGGGTCGTGTTGGATTTGTATTTATGTACAACGGCGATGTGCAAGAGAATGTCACGCAAAACTTCTTGGAATTTATCCAAGCCGCATACAAGATGGGATTCAACATACTTGCCATCAATTGCGTTGACAACTCTTTGAATGAGAATGCCAAAGAAATTGAGTTGTCTGTACAAGATGCAAAGCTGTCGTATGACGCAGAAAATGATCTGCTTTATGTTGAGTTCTCACAACCTCGTGGAGTTTAACTATGGGGTGGAATCCTTTTAAAGAGGCAAAAAAAGCGCTCAATTGGGTGGGTGGAGAAGTTTCTCAGGCGGTTAATTGGACGGTTGGAGAGGCTACGCAAGCAGTAAATTTTGTGGGTGACAAGGTCGTCAAGCCTGTTATTAAAACGATTGACAACACAGTTAAAAGCATCATTGCTGATCCACTGCCATTCATTGCGCAAGTGGCTGGCTCTATGGTGGGTATTCCACCTTATGTAACAGCCGCCGCAATCACTGCCGCAAGAGGCGGGGACATAGAAGACATTGCTGTTTCAGCCGCAGTTGCATATGCTGGAAGCAAGGCTTTTGCGTCTTCTAGTGTGGGTTCAGGCATCGGGGACGTATCGTCTTCTGCTGGCGACTACACACAGTCTTTGATCAAAGATTATGGATTCTCACAAGCCACAGCTACAGCGGTTGGCAACATGGTGCAGACTGGTGTCAGCAGTGCCGCAGTGGGTGGTATCCGTGCGGCATTGACTGGTAAAGATATTGGTGACGGAATTACAACTGGCTTTACGCAAGGTGCAATTACGTCTGGCACTTCCAGTTATTTCAAGGGTGTTCAAAAAGACTGGGGCATCACCCCTGAGACAGCAAAGAACTTGGCAAGTGCATCCAGCGTATCACTGGTTGCGCTTTCACAAGGCAAAGACCCATTAAATGCTGTCAACAACTACATCGCACAAGCCACATTAAAAACCGCTGGTTCGTACATCAAGACTGAGTCAAACAAGCTTTGGGAAAGCTCAAAAGAGTGGGCAAAGAAGACTGAAGACTCAAAGAGTGAATACGACAAAGCGATGGCTTCGTATGAAAAGTCTATTGCTGATTACCAATCAAAGTACGGTGTGTACAGCCAAGAACTGCAAAAGTATCAAGGCTTGGTGTCTGACTACGATAAGCAAGTTGCAATTTACAACGACACAGCGCAGAGTGATGAGGTGCGTAATGCCGCCGCAATTGAAGCGAACAGGCTCGGTGAATTGGCAAATGCCACATATCCAGATGTCAAAGCAAAGGCTGATGAAGTCAAGGCAATAGAGACCAGCCTGACTGATCCATCTGTTGGCATTGCAAAAGAACTCAAAACAACATCTGATGCTGTTCAGGCAAATTACGACGCATACCAAAAAACTCTTGAAGAAGCAAAACTTGCTGATGAAACCTACGGCAAGCAATTAGCTGAAGTTGCAACCCGTGAGGCGTTGATTGATTCTGTCAACAATGGAGTCATCAAGACTGTTGAAAACCCTGATGCGCCAGAAGGCTCAATCACGCTTGAAAATGGCTTGATCATCACGCCTGATGGTAAGTATTTGCAAGATGGCAAAGAAGTATTTGCAAATGCAAATGGTGTCGAACAAAATGCACTTGACTTCAAAACAGAGTCGGGTGACCACTATGTGTTTGACAACATGGGCAACCGAATCACATCGGATACGGATGCACAAAAGTATGTCAAGCAACAGTATGGCTTAGATGTTTCTCCTGAAGAAGCAAAAGTGTTGGCTGGAACGAAATACGGTCAAGAAGACGAGCAAGCCGCCAAGCTTATTGCACAGCAAAAGATTGAAGAAAAGTTCAACGAGTATGGTTACAAATCTCCTTCGCAAGACGTGATCGACTCGTTGCTTCAGCAAGACACCAATGTGCTGGAGAACTTTGAAAATTTGGTTGACCCTTACTACATTGCAGAAGAAGAAGTTAAATCCTTCTTCAACGATATGTTGGGACGTGATCCAACCCCATCTGAACTCGTCGACTTCATTGGTGCAAAAAGCGAAGCAGATACATTGTCAGAAAGACAGGCTGAAGAGTTAAAGGCTTTTGACACTTGGACACGAGCATTTGGTCTCGACTATGCAACAGAAACGCCAGAAGATACTGCCAGTCCAGATTGGAATGTGGAGATCAGAGGACGACCACCTCAAGAAAGTGAATGGGATCAATGGAAAGAGCAATACGAAGAGCCACCAAAAAAAGAAGATTTGCTGGAATTTCCATCAGCTACTTCCACCCCAGTTACTCCTACGGTTGTTAAGCCATCAACACCAGTTTCAACCACGCTTACGCCAACGCTTACACCCATGCCTGTTGGTCAAGCGCCGCAGACAGGAACAACCAGTTTGTCTGGCTTGATGCCAACAGAGCAATTTCCTCAAGCAACTTCGGTGGTTACAGCCGCTACACCCTCATTCTTGACATCCAAGGCTCAAAATACGCAATTTGAAAGCGTATTGGCTCCGCTCCAAGAAATGGTGGCACAACCCATAGACGTTCAGAATCAGCCACAACAAGATCAGGAGCCGCAGGGCATGAACAACTCTTTTTACAGTTACGGTCAAGATCAGTCGATTGACGACATCATGGCTATGGGTCAGGCAGTCCCTGAGATGGCGGCTGGTGGTCTGGCAGGAACCCGCTACGGCAAATACGCTGGCGGTGGCATGGCTACCCCTTTGATGGCGGCTGGCGGCAAGATGCGGGTGGACTTCCGCCATGGGGACGCTGTGACAGGCGAGGGGGATGGTCAGTCTGACGACATCCCTGCCATGCTGGCTGACGGGGAATTCGTGTTCCCAGCGGATGTGGTAGCCGCCATCGGAAATGGCTCAACCAAGGCTGGAAGCGATAAACTATACGACATGATGCATGGTATTCGAGCGCATGTCAGGTCAGCCAAACCACAGGACTTGCCTCCAGAGATCAAGTCACCTCTTCAGTTTTTGAAAACCAAGCCAAGCAAGGCAAGGAGATAACCATGGCAGATATGTTCACAGGCACGGTAGCGCCATCAGTTGATACTACCAAGACCTCAACAACGACCGCACCCACGGCGTATACAAATTACCTGAGCAATTTGGCTCAAGCTGGAACCAGTGCGCTCGGTGTTTCGCCTGAACAACTGGTGGCTCCTTTAACTGCCATGCAACAGCAAGGATATGCCGCTGTACCCACAGCCGCTGAATCCTACAAACCTCAACTGACTGCCGCACAGCAAACGGCTGGTGGTGTTGCCGCTGGCATCACTCCTGAAAAGATAAATCAGTTCATGAATCCATACACTCAAAACGTAGTGGATGAAATGGGACGACTGCAACAACAGAACATTCAGCGCAACGTCATGCCTCAACTGAAGGCTGGCTTTGTTGGCTCTGGAGGCTTGGGTAGTCAACGATACGCCAACGCAACAGGCCAGACGATGGCTGACATGCAGTCCAATTTGACTGGTCAACAGTACGGAGCTTTGTCATCAGGCTTCCAAAACGCCATTCAAAACGCCATCAACGAAGGTCAAATGCAGACCCAAGCAGGTCAATTACAAAGTCAACTGGCTGGACAAGAACAGCAGTTGGGATTGACTGGTGCAGGAGCCATGACCAAAGCTGGTGCTGAACAGCAAGCGTTCGAGCAAGCCAAGATTGATGCGCCTTTGAAGCAAGCCACCAATGCGGCGGCACTGATGCGTGGATACCAAGTCCCCACATCGGTGACAGAGACCTTCCATGGCCCAATGGCTGGTGTTTATGGAACCTCACCGCTGGCGCAAATTGCTGGATTGGGTTCGTTGTTTGGCTCTGCTTTCAATACACCTACTGGTGGAGGAGTACCTTACGGTAAGCAATTTATGGATTGGGTTTTGTCAAAGATGCCATCAGCATCAGCATCAACACCAACACCAGACGGTGGAACTATTGATGCAAACGGCAACCCAATTTATGGTGGCGGGGCTGTCGTCAATGATCCTTTGGGTGGAGATTACGGCAGTGTTTACGATTCATCACCTGACACATCAGATATTGCAAACGCTTGGGAAGATTATTACAACTCGTTGGGTGACACCAACAATGCGTACTATTCTGACTACCCAGTTGAGCCATAAAGGAAATAAATCATGGCATCACCTTTACTTTCGGCACTGAAACCCGGCATGGAGAGCGACGAATACAACGACGCACTTCAGCAAATAAAAGATGCGTTGAACGCTCGCATGAACAAGTCATACGATCCAACTCTGTTGGCGATGGCTCAAGGCTTTTTGGCTCCTACTGCCACGGGTTCTTTTGGTGAGAGTCTTGGGCAGGTTGCAAAGAATGTTGGCGCTTCACAAGAGCAACAACAAAAAGAGTTCATGGACACCGCTCAAATGCGCATGCAAATTGCGCAAGCCGAGCGTGAGCAAAAAGATTTGTTAAGGGCAAGACAAACTTTCCAAGACAAATACACAAGCTACGGTGATCAAAATAAGCCTCCAGCACAAGGTGGTGTTGCAAGTGGCAGTCAAGAAACCACGCCCATGAAGACGGTGACTGTGCAAGATGCGTTGGACTTTGCGGCGGCGTTTCCAAAGCAAAAGGATATGGCTGAACTCTTGTTTAAAGCCGCTCAGGCTGGCTCGGACAGGTACAAGATTGCCATGAATGGCACTGTGTTTGACACAATGAGTGGGAAGTACATTGCTCAAGATGTGCCGGGGCAAACGCAGTCCGACTACACGATCCCCGGACTTGGTACGTTCAAGCTCACCCCATCCGAATATTCCCAAGCAATTAAAGGCTTTAATGAAGCCAAGCAACAGGGCTGGGGTGACGACTGGGCAAAACAATTCAAGGGCGGTGCAAGCGCACCCAAAAAACCTATTGCCACCACAGAAGGCAAAGAAGTTAGTGAAACAAAGCCTGTGCTTGGAGAAAGACTAACAGTAAGCGAATCAGAAGCGGCGGCGGCGGCAAAGAAAAAGCTGGCTGAAAAGAGCGCTGAAGCAACTGCGGATGCCACTGCTCTATTTAAGAAAAGTGGTCAAGCCGCACTTGGACTGCTTCCCCTGTATGAACGTGCTGAAGGTATATTGAGAGCCAACCCAAATTTGAAGAAATCGTTGGGTGCATTGGAAAAGGGTGACTTGCAATCAGCGATTGGGTCAGTGGTTGACGAGGGCATCAGGGTTGGTAATTTGACCATCAACATCCCATCGTTTCGCAAAGTTGCGTCACAATATGCGCAAGACCCAAAGACCATCAATGCATTGGCAGAGTTGGCGCAGGTTGAAGCCATGTGGCAATTCCAACAGCGTCAGGGCTTGGGTTCAGGCACGTCTGTGTCTAACTTTGAACAACAGATGGTCAATCAGATGGGGCCAAACATCAAAGACCCGTATGACGCATACTTGAAAAAGCTTGGCTTTATGAAAGCAAAGGCTGACTTTGATCGTGCTGTGGCGCAAGAACTCAAGGGCGGCAAGCAGTACGAAGACTTTGAAGGCACACCAAAATTCAATGAATTGTTTGAGGCATATAAAAAGAGAATCATGCCCTTTGTGTATGGCACTGATGCAAAATCAAAAACAAGTAGTGGATCAGGCAAAGTAAGCCCTGAAGCCAGAAACAGGCTTCTTGAGTCTTTGAGATAAGGAAATATTATGGAAAACGAAAAGCCATTGTCATTCCTTGACCAATTAAACGAGTCACAAACAAACGTAGCTTTTGAGATTGCTGAGCAAGCAAAGAAGATGGGCTTGAACCCACGTTTGGCTGTGGCAGTTGCTTACGCCGAAAGTCGCTTAAACCCTGCCGTCAATGACAGCGAGAAGGGTGCAATTGGTTTGATGCAGGTGCTTCCAGACACAGGCAAGATGCTTGGGTTCAGCGAAAAAGATTTGCGTGACCCAGCAAAGAACAGGGAAGCTGGCCTGATGTACCTGAAGCAAGGGTACGACAAGTTGAAAGACCCAGCACTGACTGCCGCTGGTTACCACGCAGGTTACGACCATAAGTTTTTTGAAAACCCAGACAAGAACCCGTTCGGGCCAAAGACCACGCAATATGTAAAAGACATTCAGAGTTATGGTGGATTCACTGAGCCACAAGCCGAAGAAGCCGCCACTGAAGAAGAAACAGGTGAAGATGAGGGCATGCGTGGGCCACCTGCACCGCCATCAGAGCTTGACTTTCTGATGAACAAGGCAAAGGGCGTGTACGAGGATGCGTCAAGTGTGGCATCTGAGATGACCCCCACGGACTATGCAAAGCTTGCAGGGACTGCCACGGGCGCATATGTTGCCCCAAAGGTTGCTGGTGCGTTGCAAAGCCTGCAACAGGCGGCGACCAATAAACCCACAGGAGGTGAGAAGTGGGCGCAGAACTGGGCGGGTCAGAACAGACCGGGAGCCAGCGTCCCAGAAGCCGCCGCTGGTTACCAGAGAAGCAAGAATCAAGGCAAGATTAGTGGTCGTGTGTCGCAGATGTATGGGCCACGAGCGCCCGTGGAACCCGGTGTTTTCAAGCCCGGTCGCCTTGCAATGCCCAAACCCCCCAACGCACCCCCCATCACGCCCCTTGCTGGCAAAGTCGCCGACTACGGTCAAGCCGTGATGAACTCACCCTTGGGCAAGAAGGTTATGGGCGGTTTGGGTGGCTACGGAGCCGCTACACAGGGCATGGAGGCGTACCAACAAGCAAGGCAAGGCGATACCCCTGCCGCAACCTTTTCAGGGCTTGGATCGCTTGGTAACGTCTTGACAGCCATACCGCAAACCAGAGCAATAGGTGCAGGCTTGAGCGTCTTGTCACCTGCCGCCCAATGGATGTTGCAACACTCAAGAAAAATGTCCCCTGAAGCCGCCCAAGACGCACTTCAGAGAACCGATCCGATGGGTAACCCCATCCCATAAACTGGGAAGTCTCCCCCAGTCGCTTCGCAGTTGCCTCTGAGAAGCCTTTCCCCCAGTCAAAAGCTGGGGGTTTTTTTATGCATTCCCACCCACGCAGGTCATCAGCAAAATCATTTTTTGTTGTTTGTCTTCAACATCGTCCATGGCGGAGCAGTACCCATCCCGCCAAACCAATGAGACGATCTTGCCCAGCTTGGTGTCTTCGGTTCGCACACCAAGGTCGTAGGACTTTGCCAGAGTCTCAACCTCTTCAAGGTTCCACTCCAGTTTCCCGTCCTCGTTGATCTTCATCAGAAGGAAGTTGTCCAAGCTCGTCAACCTTTTTGTCAAACAAGGCGATATTTTCTCTTGAATTGGGTTCATTTGTAAACTCAATGTTAAAAGTGTTGTCTCTGACAATGTAATACCGTTGGGCATCTTCTGACCATTTGACGATGTAGTTCAAGAGAATGGGCAACATGTCCTCCGTCCACCCATCTCCCAAAAGCTCCGTGATGAACTCTTCAGGTGTCAAAGGTTCCCACGCTTGTCTTGCAAGGCTTTGGCAACCTCTGGATTGAGTGATTGCACGAAGTCTACGCACATTTCCAATTCCAGTCTTCGGATGGCAGGCATTGCCGCCATGACAAAGGCGTTTGCAAGCTTGGACAAGTCAGCCTCAATGAAAGCATGGTTCTCTTCAAGGTAGGTCTCGTGGAACGCTTTTTTAATTTCTTCAAGCGTTAAGTATGGATTGTTCATGGTTGCCTCAGTACATTCGCAAGACTTCAACACCATTGCTGGTGCGGTGAGTGGTGCATGATCCTGCACCGTGCTTTTTTGACAAATAAGAAGATGCGGCAGAAGCAATTCTGTCTATTTCAAATTTGTCATGTGGAATGGTGACCACATCTCCAATCTTGATTTGATCAATGTATTTTTTGATGTGTGTAGTCAGTTCGCCAATTGGATAGAACGAGGGCGCACGTTTTTTTAAAGCTTGTCCTTCAAGAATGTTTGTGTACACATTACCTTCAGTGTCAATCAGTTTGTATTGGCAGTTGATGTTCTTCAAAAACTCAATGACTTTTTCAACGCCTTTTTGTTGTAAGTGATGCATGATGTCTCCTTATGAAAACCAAAGATAAAAGCCGTGCAAAATTCCAATGGGGAACATGAGTGCCCCAGCGACCAAGAATCCCCACATGGCATGTGCAAAGCAGGTGAAAATGTGGGTGAACCATGCCATGAGGCAGGTAATTCCCAATAAAACGCCAAAGTATTCGCTCATGTCACCACCTCGTATTGGTTCTTTGCTTTCCAAAATGTCAGCAGGGACTGGAACATCACCCAGCCACGGGCAAGGTCTGCCTGACTCCACTTGTGGATGACGACAAGACCGGGCACGGTGACCGACACAAACACATTTGCACACTCAGCTTCAGGCAGGTCAACCCCCACCCTGTATGCCGCCAACTGCATCATGTGTTCGTCATACCCAACAACCTTTGACGGATCGCTGAACTCCTTGGTCTTGATGTCGATGACCAGCCCCTTTGGGTACTTGCTGGTGAACAGGTCAATCTTCCCGCCAAAGCCAAGCTCATGGGCAAAGGCTTTCTCGGGTTGGAACTCTGTGACACCGTACTCTTTTTCAATCTCACGGTAGACACCTGCCTGATGGTCAGCAAACTCAGCATGCATGATTCCTGAGTACATGTTCTCAATGGCGGTGTGGACGTTTGTGCCACGCTCTGCCGCCATCTTGGCGTGTTCCTTGGAGTCACGTTGGATACGAGCGATGAAGTCTTCTTCAGGCTCTTCAGGGATGCGGGGAAGGGTCAGGGCGGCAAGCATCATTTGGTTGAGCTTCCACGCCTCTAGACCGGGGCTGGCGGCGCTTTTGATGATTGTCGTGACCGAAGGCACAAGGTTCATCTTCCGTGCGTCCCTGAGCGTTGTAGACCGCTCCTTGCCATTGGCTCCAATGACTGTGTACGCAGGTTCCCCGTTGCGGGAGTACCAGTGATTGGACTCAGCCGCTCTTGCTACGATGGTTGACATGTAATTCCTTAATATGCTCTGTACTTGGGGGCGCATGTCACATCAAAGATGATGTCCGAGTTGAACCCGTTGATGCGTCGTTTGGTGGTCAACACCACAGCCCTGAGTCCGCTGGATTCGCACTCTTGGACTGCCATGATGACCTCGTTGCGGCTCATGCCCTGAACCTGCCTGTCAAGCGTTAGCGTCTGAGTGCCATCAGTGCTGACGTTTGATTGGCTGTTGAATGAAGTTGTTGGTGCGCTCGGGTTAGAAGCGCATCCACCCAACAAGATCATGAAAAGCACAATGAACTTTTTCATGTTGATCCTTTAGTATCAAAAGGGAATGTCATCAGGCATGTCATCGAATCCACTTTGGGGTGAGGATGCTTTGACTGGATTGGTTCTGGCTTTCCACTCTGGTGACTCTTCAATTTGCTTTTTGAGGTAGTCAGAGAAGGTGTCGAACAGTTCCATGTCTGGATCACTGATCTGGAACATCTTGCAAGGGTTGTGACCCTTTGGCATGCCGTTGAGTTTCAGGGCTGACGGAACTGGTGTGATGGCTGTGACGTTGGCATACACGCCGTTGCCCTTCTTTTTGGGCTTGTGGGTGACGTTGACCATGCACCACTTGTCCAACACGCTCTTGAGGTCAAAGCGGCGCTGTTCCTCGTCGGTGAAGGCTTTGCCACGCCATGACTGGAGGTCAAGACGCAGGTTGGCTTTTTCCGCCCACGACAAGGTGTAGTCCTTGTTGACAATCATTGGCTCATTCTTGTCGGTCACCATGGGGTTGCCCTCG